CTCGAGCCCGTTTGATCAGAACAAAAGTAGAGAGTGGCAATGTGGAAGTTTGGTTCTATATTGCTTTTGGCGGCCAATTTGGCTGCCATTTGCTTCCAGGCTGATATTTATATCCCTTGGAAGCCCATCCTATGCCTTATAGTTGTACTAGGGGCATGGTGGTGGATTTTTCGTCGTGATACGGGAGATGTTGAAAGCATGCTCCTGGGCGATGTTGATGCGCGCGAGATCACAACCTTCCAAAGATGGTGCTTGGGGGAGTTTAGGGCAAAGAGGGGTGTGCCCAAGCTAACCCAAGCAAACCAGGTAATGGTTCAACGTGAGATGTATGCGATTGTGCGTGAGGCGAGGCATGATGTTCGAGGTATTGACCTCAACTATCAGGTTGCTAGACTCACCACCTTAGCGTTCATCCCTAGTGATGTTGATGTTCAGTTTTCACTGATCCTAAACCCAGATTATTCCGTTGCAGGATGGATTGACTGGTTGTTTGGCACTGGACACAATCTCGTACGCACACGCATCGACTCATTGCGGCGACCCTCCAATTAACGGGGCCCGGTGAAGACCGAAGGCATCGTAGCGCCCAAACCAGAAGCGAGTTTGCTTATTGGCATTCTCAATGGTGGTGGCGTTAACGAGGTGGCGGCTGAGGTCGACCACGCTGGGCCGTTTAGTTGGAGGAAATTGACACACCTTGCAGAAATTGGGCGAGGTGTACAATTCAAAGTGCATTGCAAAGATGTGCAGACAGCATTGCGGGGGTTACTCGAACGCGTTTTCTTTCACTGGACAATTGTCGGTGGGCAGCGTGTCATGGAGCAACCATTTCGACCCGCGCTTCATGATGTGCGCAATATCCTACATGATTCAGTAATCGCCTTGAAGAGGCGATTATGTTTCGTGCTTCAGATGTCTAGGGCCCAGTTTCTCTCCCGTCTTGGTGGATCCAAGCTCGCGAGATATACTGCTGCCGCTGACTCTGTTGAAAATTGGCCAGTTGTTAAAAAGGATGCATACATGAAAACATTTGTCAAGGCGGAGAAGTTGAATCTGACCGCTAAGTCCGACCCAGACCCGAGAGTCATCCAACCACGTGACCCGCGGTACTGTTATGCAGTCGGACTGTACATCAAGCCTATTGAACCCGTCATTTATAAGGCGATCAATAAACTGTTCGGTACCAAAACCGCGCTGAAGGGGCTTAATGCTGATGAGCGTGGCCAGGCGATATCAAAGGCCTGGTTTTCGTTCACCAAACCAGCTGCTCGTGGATTTGACGCGAGTAGGTGGGATCAACATGTTTCTAAGTCGTTGTTGAGACTAGAACACTCCATCTACATCATGATGAACGATGATGCTGAGTTTGCTAGATTACTTAAGATGCAACTCGTGAATCGTGGATTTGTCTATTGTGAGGATGGTCGTATCAGATACACAGTTGATGGATCTCGCATGTCAGGTGACATGAATACAGCTCTGGGAAATGTCCTATTGATGTGTTTGTGCATGCATGCTTATCTATCAACGCGTGGTTTCCGAACGACACTCATTAATGATGGTGACGACTGTGTTGTCATTTGTGAGGAGGAGAACATTAACAGGTTCGATGATGTCCAAACGTGGTTTCTAGCGTTGGGCATAGTTATGAAAGTCGAGGATCCTGTTTACCTCTTAGAACATGTTGATTTTTGCCAGAGCCACCCCATTGAGATCCACCCTGGCCAGTGGAGAATGGTGCGTGATCCGCGTGTTACACTTGACAAGGATTTGTGTGTTGTCAAGCCAGTAAATAATCAAGTTGATTATGACTTTTATCGAAATGCCATTAGTCAGTGTGGGCTGGCTTTGGCTGGGGATGTCCCTGTCCTGTATGAGTTTTACCGGTGTTTGGCTCGAGGTACGAAGATTAGTAGTAGACTCGAGAAACGACTGGTGAATCGCTCACCAGAGACAGGAATGGACTACCTGGCCCTGCGGATGAGGCAAAAGTACGCGAGCCCAAGTGATTGTTGTCGTGTGTCGTTTGCGAAGGCATTCGACATATGGCCTGATGAGCAGATGGCGTTGGAGGACGCATATCGCAGTATGACGTTGAAATGGTCAGTACCTGACCTGGTTCATAAAGTTGCCGACTTATTCGGCACTGCCTAGGAAAAGGCAGGGCTGGCACAGCCCGGGGGCACCCGTTAATGCATGGGGTCGTGATAACACTCCACTGTTGGGTGGCGTACGATGGTTCGTTGGGATTGAAGTTCCCTGTACCTTAGTATACCTAATGATGATGTGTGTTATGGGGGGGAGGTAGTTCTCACACCGTTGGTGTGTTAAGGTGAGTACACCGTGCTACCGTAATCCTCCCATGCAAATGCTGATGTGGAACCTCCAACAGTGGCCTCCAAGTGTGTGACCAAAGCGGTTGTGCTCCAAACACGTAAAATTTTCCGCGCTAACCCAAATGCCAAGAGACTGCACGGTCAGCCTAGTGGCGTATCACGATGAACAGTCCCGGACCGATTCTACCGGTATCCCATATGAAGAATTATGAAACAACGAGGAAGGGAGATTCCTGCTCCAGCTGTGAAAGCTGGAGCTACCCGCCAGAAGAAAGGCAAGAAGAAGAGCAAGGCTGGGAGATGGTACCTAGGTGTGGAAAACGCATCACTTGGACCATTTTCTATTAAGAACTTTGGAATTGGCTCTGGGACAGCCCCTAGAGACCTACAAGGCCAGGACGTGCGCACCAATGAGTACGTGCCTGGTATGCAGGAGACAAAGATCCATACAAGGAGGGAAAGGCTTGGAGTCGTGAATGGATCCACGACGTATGCTGTTCGCAGCTATCCAATTAATCCAGGGAACATCAATTTGTTTCCATGGTTATCCGAGATCGCACCGTTGTACGAGAAGTATCGAGTGCGTGACATGCGCTTTGTATTTGTGCAGACAGGCTCCGGCTTTGCTGCTCCAAATCAAAGTGGTCGTGTTGTTCTTGGTTGTGACTACGACGTCATGTCACCTGATGTGGCGTCAATTGAAGAGGCGGAGAACAAAAATCCAAATGTTGGATTTGCACCCTATGAGAGTGCTGTGCTTCGCCTTGACAATTCCCTCATCACCCCTGAACCAAAGTTCACACGTGGTGCAAACTATCCCGCTGGAGGTGATCCGAAAACCTATGATGGTGGGAAGTTGTTTGTTGCTGTTGCAGGAACACCAAACGCTAATCAAATTGGTGTTTTGTACATTGAGTACGACATTGAAATGATTACCCCGCAGCTCCCCTCTGCGATTGGGTTCCAGCCAGACTTCCATCTGGCTGGGTTTGAGTGGGCACCTGCAACCAATTTGCCAAATGCCACGTTGGTTGATGCCGTGCTATCAAGACTCCCGGGCAATGTTGCCGGGGGCCTCACGCTTGCAGTCACTGCACCGGCAAGTTTCAATCTCACACCAGGCAACTGGCGTGTCCACGGTTATTTGTATGTTCAGAACAGTACATCTCAGATGTCTGGTTTGTTCGTTTACTTGTACAGAAATGGGGTTGAGATGAGGAAGCTTGCCGTTTTTCATCAGTCATCTGCAGTGACCAGCGACTGGACTGCGGTGATTGATTATGTCATCGCATCTGATAATGTCACCGATGTGTTTGCATTCACGTTGTATGCAACATCGGCTGGCGGGGCTACAACCATTCAACAGAGTGCGTTGTATTTCGAGTTTTAGACTCACCTGTTGTTTGAGTGGTGCTCAATAAAAACCCGCCTGCAGAGCGTTAGCTGTTTGTGCACTACACCGATCGAGTGTACTTAGTTGCGGGTCTGAAGCGCGTTTCAGAGGGCCCCGGTGAACTGCCACATTTACATAGCTGCG